CTGAGCTGGTACTGGTGTATATACATAGTAAAACGCTCAAACAATTTACGACTTTTACAGACTAATGTTATTTCTCACTAGTCACACGTAATCTGTCTCAGCCTTTTTTATACAGATATTGCCTAACGTATTTCGGGAAAAAATTTTCTGCAAAATTTTGAGAAATGTAGGGGTAGATAATTTTGTCAAAAAGTCTCTTGTAACACTTGACATGTCCGTGTCAATGGGTAGAATCTGATATACTTATTATTATTACGTCTACGTTATATGACCGATTGTCATATACCGAGAATCCCTTGATGGGATTCTGTAACAGCAGTAATTAAACGAACGTTAATATCACGTAACGTATATATAACGTAGGGATAGGTTTCTTTGAAGATAGACCCTTCAATGCTTTCGACTGTAGATCAGTTATCGCCTGAAAAGAAAAAAGAAATTTTGGATTTGCTGACATCGCTAGATGAAGCGAAGAAGAAAGAGGCGGCGCGGGATGGGTTCATGGCCTTTGTTAAGTATATGTGGCCTGCATTCATTGAGGGTAGGCATCATAAGATTATGGCCGATGCGTTTGAACGTATAGCCAAAGGTGACCTGAAGCGGTTAATAGTTAATATGCCGCCTAGACATACCAAATCAGAGTTTGCTTCTTACTTACTGCCTGCGTGGTTTCTGGGTCAGTACCCAGAGAAAAAGATAATACAGACTGCGCATACTGCCGAGTTGTCAGTAGGATTCGGCAGAAAGGTTCGTAATCTCGTCGATGACGGCGATTTTAAAAAAGTTTTCCCCAAGTTGGCATTGAGGGCCGACTCCAAAGCAGCGGGGAGATGGAGTACCAACAAAGGTGGTGAATATTTTGCTATCGGTGTTGGTGGTGCGGTAACAGGTAAGGGCGCTGATCTGCTCATCATTGATGACCCTCATAGTGAGCAGGAAGGACAGAGCATTGACCCCTCTGTTTTCGACAAGACTTACGAATGGTACACATCTGGCCCTCGCCAACGACTACAGCCGGGAGGTGCTATTGTTATCGTTATGACACGATGGCATATGCGCGACCTTACTGGAAAGATTATTAAGGCATCTTCTCAGCGCGAAGGTGTAGATGACTGGGAATTAATTGAGTTCCCTGCGCTGATGCCGTCAGGCAAACCGTTATGGCCTGAATTTTGGAGCATTAATGAATTAGAGGCTTTACGCAGCGAACTGCCAGCCCCTAAATGGAATGCTCAATATCAGCAGACCCCTACCGCACAGGAAGGGGCGCTGGTTAAGAAGGAATGGTGGAGAGTGTGGGAAGAAGATCATCCCCCTCAATGTGACTTTGTTATCCAGTCATGGGATACGGCATTCCTCAAGACTGAAAGGGCAGACTACTCAGCCTGCACCACATGGGGTGTTTTTTATGCCCCTGACGATGAAGGCAGAACAAGACCTAATATTATCCTGCTAGATGCATATAAAGAGCGGCTTGAGTTTCCTGAGCTAAAGAAAGTCGCTTATGACATGTATATGGAAATGAAGCCAGATGCTTTTGTAGTGGAAGCCAAAGCAGCTGGAACGCCTTTAATATTTGAGCTTAGGGCGATGGGCATCCCTGTATCGGAATACACCCCGACTCGTGGTAATGACAAGATAGCAAGAGTAAACGCTATTGCTGACTTGTTCGCATCAGGAATAGTGTGGTGTCCAGAAACAAGATTTGCCGAAGAAGTGGTTAGTGAATTTGCTGCTTTCCCCGCTGGAGAGCATGATGATTTAGTAGACTCATCGACTCAGGCACTTTTAAGGTTTAGGCAGGGCGGGTTCCTCAAGCTGTACTCAGACGAAGAGGATGAACCCACATACAAAAGAACGGCAGACTACTATTGATTCTTTCAGATTCTGAAAAAGAAGAAGTGAAGACTGAGATAAGGTCTTGGTCAAAACATCAGCTTGAATCGCCTAATGCTGATTTTAATAACATTCCTGCTTGTCCTTATGCGAAAAAGGCATGGGATGACGATAAAGTTAAGTTTGCTTTTAAAACAGATTTTTACAGTAACGATATTATCTATGATTACTTAAAAGACTGGGATGACGCAGTAGACTTAGTTATCTTGATTGACACAGCGTTCTTAGAAGAAGCGCAAGACTTCTACGACAATGTAGATTTTATTAACGAGAATATTTCTAAAAATGCTTTTAAAGACAAAGACTTATGGATAATGGGTTTTCATCCATACGACGATGCTAACGAACTTATTGATGACGGCACTTTTGAAGGCGTTACAGATATAGAATATGCAATCATATTCGTTCAAAGGCTTTCTAAATTGCAAGAAGCTTCTAATAAGTTGGTTGATAAAGGTTATTATGATCATTACTTTAAAACTAACGATGTGTCTAAAATGTATGAAATCCGTAAAGAATATTACAGGAGATTAGATCATGGCAATGGGAAAGAAAGCAGGGCCAGTTAAGAAGAGCGGTATGCGCGGCGGCGGTATGGCTAAAAAGAAAACTGCCATGCGTGGTGGTGGCATGATGAAAAAAACCGCAATGCGTGGTGGTGGCATGGCCAAGAAAAAAGCGCCTGTAAAAGCAATGCGTGGCGGTGGTGGGGCAAAAAAAAGAAATCTTCGTGATGAAGAGGCTAGAGTCATTAGTAGGCAAGATAATGCTGCTGATGAACTGCGTAGAGTTAGGTCAAGAACGCCCAGAGATGCCGCTGAGCGAAGAGATAAGACTGCTGAGACACGCAGGGTAACAGCCAGAGAGCGTGATGCTCGTGATGAAATGGGCCGTTTGCGCCGCAAGGCTGTTGGTATGGGAATGAATAAAGGCGGTAAAACGATGAAGCAGGGCTATAATGATCGCCTTGACGAATCTATGGGAATGCGTAATCGCAAGGCTAATCCTGCCATGTCCAGCAAGATACCTCAGCATAAGCGTATGGCTATGGGAGAGAATGTTCTGACTGGCAAGATGATGAAGAAAGGTGGTCAGACTATGGCTAGTCGCAGGAAAGAAAGTGAGGGCATGGAGAAGGCTTCAGGTCGTCGTAAGTTTGCTGCTGTTGGCACAATGGACAAAGGGCGCAAAAAAATGAATAAGGGCGGAAAGACTGCAACTACAGCAGTTAGGCTTAATATGGGCGCACCCACTGTAAGAACAGTAAATGCGCGTGGAATGGGAGCTGCCACCAAAGGCGGTCAATTCAGAGAAAACACTTAATCTGATGTTTGAAGAAATTCAAGATGATCTATGGGGAGAAGCAGATAATGTTTATCCTCTTTCGCCTAAGCAATTTAGTATTGTTAAGATACCTAAAGGTGTCGCAGCCTCTGTTTACTCCAAATATCATTATTTAGGTAAAAAAGATTTTTTAGCGCTTTATAGTTTTGGTGCTATTTACGAAGGAGAGGTCTGGGGTGCTATTACCTTTGGCATTCCAAACGCACACACTATAAATGGATTGTACGACAAGAACGATCAACACGGTGTTGTAGAGATTACAAGATTGGCTTTTAAGGCAGGAAGCCCAAAGAACTCTTGTTCTAGGCTGATTGGTCAAGGCATCAAAGAATTAAAAAAGTATTACCCTGTTAGACTAATTATAACTTATGCAGATACTGCATATAATCATACAGGCTCAATTTATAAAGCTTCTAACTTTGAATATCACGGCCTTACAGATCAAAAGACAGATTTTGTTTTTCCAGACGGAAAGATAAGGAAAGTCAAAGGCATTAAGTATTCTGAGATGGAAGGCGATTGGGTTCCCAGATCACGCAAGCATAGATTTTCAAAGCAGGTTTAATGTGGCTGTAGAAAAAGCTCTTTACACTAACGGTGCTATTCCCGTTAGCCCTGATGAAATTGAAATCGAGATTGTTAACCCAGATGAGGTTAATATTTCTACTGATGGTATGGAGATGAGCATTGATTTTGATGCTGAGCTTCCTATGGATCACGGGGCAAATTTGGCCGAGTACATGGAAGATGCTGACTTGACTACACTAGGTAGTGAGTTGGTGGGCTTGTACAATGCGGATAAAGAAAGTCGTCATGACTGGGAAGAGTCCTACATCAAAGGACTCGATCTTTTAGGCATGAAGTTTGAAGACAGAACAACTCCTTGGGATGGCGCTTGTGGCGTATTTCATCCCATGCTCAGCGAAGCGGTTGTTAGATTTCAGTCTCAAACTATTATGGAGATATTTCCTGCAAGCGGCCCTGCTAAGACAGCCATTGTTGGCGCTCTAACAGACGATAAGGTTAAGCAAGCTCAGCGTGTTCAGGACTATTTGAACTATATGATGACCGTTAAGATGCCAGAGTATCGTACTGAGACAGAGAAACTGCTGTTCTCTTTGCCTATTGCGGGGTCGGCTTTTAGAAAAGTTTACTATGATGAGAATTTAGGACGAGCATGCTCTATGTTTGTTCCTGCCGAAGACTTTGTAGTGAGTTATGGCGCTGCTGATCTTGAAACCGCAGAACGTGCTACTCATGTAATGAAGAAATCCTCTAATGAGGTGCTTAAATTACAGCAGAAAGGGTTCTATAGAGACGTTGAGCTGCCAGCTCCAGCTCCTGATACCACTGAAATTGCTGCAAAGTACAACAAATTAACGGGAGATCATCCAAATTACGAGGTTGATCAACGCCACACCCTGCTTGAAATCATGGTAAACGTGGATTTAGTGGGGTTTGAGGACTTATTAGACGGTGAGCCTACTGAAATTGGTCTTCCCTACGTCATTACTGTTGACAAGTCATCTAATACAGTTCTGTCGATACGTCGAAACTGGCAAGAATCTGACGAATTAAAGCTAAAGCGTCAACATTTTGTTCATTATCAGTATTTGCCGGGTCTGGGATTTTACGGATTCGGTCTAGTCCACATGATTGGGGGCTTGACGAAGTCAGCGACATCTTTACTGCGTCAATTAGTTGACGCTGGTACGCTGGCTAACCTGCCGGGCGGCTTAAAAGCCAGAGGGTTGCGAATTAAAGGTGATGATTCTCCGATTATGCCGGGGGAGTTCCGCGATGTGGACGTTCCGGGCGGGATTATCAGGGATAATATTACTTTTCTCCCGTATAAAGAGCCATCTGCTGTACTTCATCAAATGCTTCAAGAAATTGTGCAGGATGGCCGTAGATTTGCCTCTGCTGCTGATGTAAAAGCAGCGGATATTAATGGAGAAGCGCCTGTAGGCACTACTTTAGCGCTATTAGAGCGTGAGATGAAGGTTCTGAGCGCGGTTCAAGCGCGAGTTCATGCGGCGATGAAGCAAGAGCTACAAATTCTTTGCAATATTGTGGCTGATTATGGGCCAACAGAGTATCCATACGACACCGAACAGAATGTTCTAACTTCAGAAGACTTTGATGACAGGGTAGACATTATCCCCGTAAGCGATCCTAACGCTGGCACAATGGCTCAAAGGATTATGCAGTATCAGGCGGCTTTGCAGTTGGCTGCTCAAGCACCTCAGATGTACAACCTACCTCTTTTGCATAGACAAATGCTTGAGGTTCTTGGTATTAGGGACGCAAGCAAGATTATACCTGACGAAGATAATATACCGCCTACCGATCCTGTGTCTGAAAACATGCTTGTTATTACAGGCGAGCCTATTAAGGCATTTGCTTATCAAGATCATGACGCTCATATCGCTGTGCATATCGCTGCTATGAATGATCCGAAGATAACTGAGATGTTGGCAATGGCTCCTGACGGTGCAGTTAAAGCTGCTGCGCTTAACGCTCACGTTGCTCAGCACGTTGCATTCCAGTATCGAGACAACATACAGAAAGAGCTTGGCGTTAAATTGCCTCCTGTAGATTCTTCTCTGCCAGAAGATATTGAATATAGGCTTTCTCAGCTTGTGGTTCCTGCTGCCCAACAACTCACAGGGAAGGCTCAGCAAGAAATGGCTGCTCAAGAGGCGATGGCTGCTGCTGAAGACCCAGTGTTGCAGTTACAAAAAGCAGAGCTTGACATTGAGGCAGCAAAAGTTACTAGCAAGACCCAAACTGACATGGCTAGAATTGAAGCCGATCTAGTCAAGGCCGCCGCTAAAGATAGCCTTGATCGAGAAAAACTTGCTGTAGACCAACAAGTCGAGGGGGCTAAGCTAGGTGTTAAGATTGCTGAGACTAATACTCAAGAAGAGCTAGAATCAGCCAAGATAGCTTCCAAAGAACAGGTTGAAGGCGCAAAGCTTGGTGTTGAAATAGCTAGAGAATTAATGATTGACGAAAGACAATTAGATATTGAAGAAAAGATAAATAAAAGAGATACTAAGCGCGAAGATATGATTGACGAAAGAGAGCGCGATGAGTGATGTATTTGCAGACTCTAGTTTAAGAATAGTTAGAGACAAAATACGAGTTATTATGAACGAAACAGCAGATCACATTAGTAGTGGCGGTTGTCGTAATATGGAAGAATACTCTAAGTGCTGCGGGATCATAGAAGGTCTAGCGTTAGCAGAAAGAGAAATCCTTGATCTCGATAAGAGTATTGAGGAAAACTAATCTCCGCATAAAGCGGTGCAGTGACTCTGGACACTTATCCAGTGCAAGGAAAACATCTAATGGCAGAAGCATTAGCAGAAGTATCATCCGTTGGCGTAGAAACTGACGAAGAGCCTCGCGCAGCTCGCAAATTGCCCGAACCGAAGGGTTACAAAATTCTTATTGGTTTGCCCCTCCCTGATAAAGCCACTGATGGTGGAATACTTAAAGCCCGATCAACTCTTGAAGTTGAAGAGGTGGGTTCTATTGTTGGTTTTGTCATCGAGCTTGGCCCAGACGCTTATTCAGATAAGGTAAGGTTTCCAAGCGGAGCTTATTGTAAAGAAGGTGATTTTGTTGTGATGAGATCATATTCTGGCACAAGGTTCAAAGTTAAGAGCGAGGACGGCAAGTATCAAGAATTTCGTTTGATTAACGACGATAGCGTTGAGGCTGTTGTTGAAGACCCAAGAGGAGTTTCTCAGATATGAGTGAAGCAGAAGAAAACACTTCGTCTGCCGAAGAAAAATTCTTTGGAGTAAAGACGCGACACGGCGACTTGAGCGCCGCAGGTAATTCATCTGAAGATTCTGGTATAGAGGTCGAATTAGCGGAGGACGCAGCTCCTGCTGATAAAGAGCCAGAAAAGAAAGGTGTTCCTCTTGTAAATTATAGCAAAGACTTAACAGATGAAGAGTTGGCAAGCTATAGCGAAGGGGTGCAAAAGCGAATCGGTCAAATGACCGGAAAAAGGAAAGACAGAGAGCGCAGGTTGGATGAAGCACAACGTCTTAAAGACGAGGCTGTAAGAGTCGCTCAGTTACAGCAGAAAAAACTACAAGAGTATGAAACGCTACTAGCTAAAGGTCAGGGAGCAATTATACAAAGCTCCAAGGGCAAGGCTCAGGCTGAGCTAGATAGCGCCGAACGTGAATTGAAAAAAGCTCATGAAGAGGGTGATGCTGATAAGCTAGTTCAAAGCCAAAAGCAGTTAAGTGCTGCTCAAGCAAGAATTATGGATTATGAGCAGCGCGAAGAAAGGCTCAAGCAGCAGTTACTGGCTCAGAAAGAAAAGAGAGAATCTCAACCAGCTCAGCCTGTAGCGCCACAGCCGCAAGCTCCTCAGATACCTCCTGAGCAGAAAGAACGAATGGATGAATGGATGGCAGAGAACCCGTGGTTTCAAACACAAGCTCAGTCAGGTGAATCTGTTAATCCAATGCATAAAGAAATGACAGCAGTAGGGCTTGCCATTCATGATAACCTTTTTCATGAAGGCATTACTGCTAACACCGATCCAGACAGGTACTATTCTGAAATAGATCGAAGAATGCGACAGCGTTTTCCTGATTATGCGGCTTTTAAGACGGATCAGGATAAGCAGGAGGAACGTAGCACTCCGCAACGTCAACGCAGTAATACAGCCGTGGTAGCTCCGAGTACCAGTAGGAACAACGGAGCAAAGACACGTAAAATATCGCTTACGCCGTCCCAGAATGCCCTCGCAAGGACTTTGGGGATTACACCAGAACAGTATGCTGCTCAACTTATTAATCAGGAGGCAGGATAATGAATAAAGAGTCAAATCGCGCACCGCAAGAAAGTAACACACGAGAGAAGGCAATGAGGCCCACTGATACGTGGAAGCCAGCGTCTTCTTTACCTGTACCTAATCCTCGTGAAGGCATATCCCATAGATGGATTCGCACTTCCGTATTGGGTCAGGTAGACAATACAAACGTGTCACAGAAAATGAGAGAAGGATGGGTTCCTGTAAAGGCAACGGAATATCCTGAGATTGACTATATGTCTGATGTTGGCAGTCGTTTTAAAGATAATATTGAGTATGGTGGCTTATTGTTGTGCGCTATTCCAAGTGAGCAACTTGACCAGCGAACAAAGTATTATAATGAAATGGCTGTAAATCAAATGCATGCGGTTGATAATAGTTTTCTTAGTGACCAAGACCCTCGTATGAGTAAGTTTCAAGAAAACTCGTCGAGGACAACTTATGGTAGTAGAAGATAATCTTTAAAGGTTGTCTTCTTAACTGAGGACTTTAAAATGGCTACTACAGCTACTCCTATGGGGGCAGAACCAGTCGGCGGTTTATCAGCTTGCGGTTCTTTCTCTGGTAAAGTTCGTCACATTAAGATTGCAAGCGGTTACAACACTGCGATCTTTTATGGCGATTTCGTAAAGCTTGTTGCTGCTGGTACGGTTGAAAAAGATACTGGCACAGCTACAGCTACTCCAGTTGGTATATTTATGGGTTGTTTCTACACTGACCCATCAACAAGCCAACCTACCTTTAACCAAACTTTTCCTGCATCTACCGCAGCAAGTGATATCATGGCTTATGTTCTTGATGATCCTGACTGCGTGTTTAGAATGCAAGGAAATGCTGCTTTAGCGCAGACTACTCTTGGCAATAACGTTGCCATTGTGCAGACTGCGGGTTCCACTACTGTCGGACGCAGTAAGAATGCAGTTAATGCAAGCACTGCTGCTACTACCAACACTCTACCTTTAAGGATTATAGAGTTTATGGATGGTCCAGATAGCACAGTGGGTGATGCTTTTACTGATGTATTGCTAACATACAATGCTGGAATGCATCAATATCGTCGTGCTTTAGGCACATAATAGGAGACTAGCGAATGGCTATTTCAAGAGCGCAAATGCTTAAAGAGCTACTTCCGGGTCTTAACGCCCTGTTTGGCTTAGAGTATGCAAAGTACGAAGATGAAGATAAGATGATCTATGAAACAGAGACATCTGATCGTTCGTTTGAAGAAGAAGTAAAGTTGAGTGGTTTTGGCGCTGCTCCTGTAAAACCTGAAGGCTCTGCAATCAATTATGATTCAGCGCAAGAAGCATTTACAGCGCGTTACACTCACGAAACTGTTGCACAAGGTTTTGCAATCACTGAAGAAGCAATGGTGGATAACCTCTACGCTTCGCTATCTCAGCGATACACTAAAGCTTTGGCACGAGCAATGGCTTACACCAAGCAAGTTAAAGCCGCTTTCCCTCTGAACAATGGTTTTACCAATGCCTTCCAATCAGGCGATGGTGTTAACTTGTTCACAGCAGTGGGAGACGGTGTTGCTGGCGGTGGTGGTCATCCTCTTGTAAACGGTGGCTTTAATTCTAAGCGCCCTGCTACAGCAGCAGACCTTAACGAAACGTCACTGGAAGACGCAATCATTCAGATTGCTGGCTACACAGATGAGCGTGGACTTTTGATCGCTGCTCGCCCACGACGATTGATTGTTCCACCTAACCTAATGTTTGTTGCTACTCGAATCCTTGATTCAGAGTTGCGTGTTAGCACTGCTGACAACGACATTAACGCTATTAAGAACAACGGTTCTATTCCTGAAGGTTACTCTGTCAATCATTATTTGACTGACAATAATGCTTTCTATTTAATTACCGATGTTCCTAACGGCATGAAGCACTTTGAGCGTACTCCGCTTGAAACTTCAATGGACGGTGATTTCGATACTGGTAACGTGCGCTATAAAGCGCGTGAGCGTTATAGTTTCGGTGTATCCGATCCGTTGGGAATCTTTGGTTCCCCCGGTTCTTCGTAAGAAGAAAGACGTACCAGAGGGGGGCTTCGCCCCTCTCTGTTTTTACCCTGACTGCGAAAGCAGACACTAGCCCCGACAGGAGTAACATATGGCTACTACCACTTTTTCTGGTCCTATTAAGACTGGAACCATTCGAGATACCACTGGCACAACTGTTGGCACTAATGTAGCCAATGTAGATTCTGTTGTGATGGCCCAATCCGCTGCACCAAATATCACAGGCGCAAGCCAACTCAATCAGAGAATGGCAATAGTACCTGCCAACTCTCAAATCGTTGATGTAATTTTAAACGTCACTACCGTTGGAAATGACGGCGGAGCTGCTACTATTTCAGTTGGAACAGCGGCAGACGCAAATGCTTTTTTGGATGCTGTAAATACTAAAGCTCTCGCCACAACTCACGGAACGCTTGATACAGAAGCTACTAATGTTGGCACTACTGACCTAGAAGTTTTAGCTGACTTCACTGGAGCTAATGGCGACGGCACAACAGGCGTTGCAACAGTTACGGTTATGTATATTCAGAACAACAACCTTTCGTAGAATATAGGGCGAGGTAACTCGCCTTTTATTTAGGAGAATTTAGATGGCAGATGCGCTTACAAGCCAAGTAATTGAAGACGGCCCAAGAAACGCTGTTTTGAAATTCACAAATGTTAGCGACGGAACGGGTCAATCAAATGCAGTATTGGTAGATGTCTCTACGTTAAGCTCTGACCCTTTAACTGGGCAGGTCTGTAACGGCGTTACCATACAATCAGTAATCTATTCTTGTGTTGGGATGGGCGTTGAGTTGTTTTTCGATGCAACCACAAACATGCCTTTGCTTAATCTTAATCAAGATTTTTCAGATCAGATTGATTTTGGGCCTACTGGTATTCCTAACAATGCAGGAACAGGAAAGACTGGTGATGTATTAGTTACTACAAATGGCGCAACTAATAATGACACTTATTTTCTTATGCTTAGCATGACCAAAACATACGCTAGTGCTTGAGGGCTTTACTATGGCTAAACTAGAAGTATTTCAGAACGGTAATTTCAGCAACGGAAATCCTGTTTATCAGATAGGTAAAAAAGATGCTGATGGAAACTATGATGTTGAAGTATTTGATTTAATGTCAGAAAAAGAAGCTAATGCAAAACTTAAAAGCATGTCAGGAAAATCATCAAAAGAAAAAGCTAAGCCAGAAATAGTCGAGGAAACGACGTTGACTGAATTAGCTAAGCTAAATAAAAGCGAGCTTGAGGAATTTGCTCGTGAATTTGGTGTTGAGCTTGATAGGCGAGAGAAAAAAGATGTGTTGGTAAATCAAGCATACGAGGCTCAGTTTGACGACTAGAAATTATCGCGCTGAATATGACAATTATCATTCAAGGCCCGAACAAAAGCGAAATCGCGCTGCCAGAAATACGGCTAGGAACAGAATGCTTGCTAATGGTAAGGTCAAAAAGGGTGACGGAATGGACGTTCATCATCGTGATGGCAATCCTAATAACAACTCTCCATCAAATTTAAACGTCGTCCCTAAGAGCTTGAATAGGACTATTAATAAGTTTGCGGGTGGCAGAGTAAGAGGTACAGGAAAAGCTGTTCAAGGCATAAGAATTCACAAGGATTTTTAACATGGCTACAACAAAAAATGTTAAACGAACTCCTAGCGGAAGGATTATATATCGTGGAGAGTCTTTTTCTGGCTACAACAAACCCAAAAGAACACCTAACGCCAAAAAGAAAAGCGCTGTCTTAGCCAAAAAAGGCGATCAAATAAAATTAGTTAGATTTGGCGATCCAAATATGACGATCAAAAAAGATCAGCCCGGAAGACGAAAGAACTTTCGAGCTAGGCATAGTTGTGATACTGCCAAAGATAAGTTCACACCAAGATATTGGTCTTGTAAAGCATGGTGATTTTATGAAAAAGCAGGATAAAGTCGGCGTTGTTATGAAAGAGTTTTCTGATGGAAAGTTAAAATCAAGTTCTGGAGACAAGGTAACAAATAAAAATCAGGCAATGGCTATCGCTCTTAGCGAGGCTGGCATAAGTAAAAAAATGTTTGCAGGCGGAAAAACTGGGGACGGAAAGATTGTCCAAGGTTTTACAAAAGGTAGAATTGTCTAATGGCGACTAGCGGAACAACTTTATTTAATCTTGATCTTGGCGACATTATGGAAGAGGCTTATGAGCGTTGCGGCCTTGAATTGCGTTCTGGTTTTGATTATAGAACTGCCAGAAGAAGCCTCAATCTTCTCATGCTGGATTGGCAAAATCGTGGACTTAATCTTTGGACTATAAAAAACGCAAGCCAAACCCTGACCGCCGGCACAAGCTCGTATCCTCTTACTTCTGACAAGTTAGACGTAATAGAAGGAGTCTTGAGAACCGATGCAGATAACATCACTAAGCAGACTGATTTAACAATGCAGAGAATATCTGTATCTCAATACTCGCATCAGACCAACAAACTTTTACAAGGCAGGCCTATTCAGTATTACATCGAAAGAGCGCCTTCTGGGATCACTGTAATTGTTTGGCCTGTACCAGATGCGGCTCAAGTGTATACGTTTAATTACTATTATATGGAGCGTATAGAAGATGTAGGCTCTCCTGCTACTTTAAATATGGATGTTCCTGCTAGATTTTTGCCGTGTTTGACCGCTGGTTTAGCGTATAACATAGCGATGAAGCGAGCTGAAGCAGCTCCTCGCTTAGCTTTTTTAAAAGAAAATTACGAAGAGCAATGGAACATGGCTGCTGATTCTGCGCGAGAGAAGGCCGCTTTGTATGTTGTTCCGGGCGGGTATCAATATTTATGAGCAGCTACGCTAGTGGTAAGCATGCTTTTGGTTTCTGCGATAGAACTGGATTCCGATATAAGCTTAGAGATTTAGTGCCGCAGATTGAGGATGGCAGGCCCAACGGCATGCTAGTTGGCAAAGATGTATTAGATGTAGATAATCCTCAGTGGCGCTTGGGTATGATAAACATGTCTGACCCTCAAGCGCTTCGTGACCCTAGACCTGACGGTGGTTTTCATCAAAGCAGAGAGCTTTCTGCCTTTGATCCGGTTGGTGGCGGAAACACCGCGATGGGTAGCCGTACCGTTGGTCTTGACATGTCAGGACATGTAGGCAGGGTTGAAGTACAGATTATACAAGTTGCATCGACGGTTAGTTTAACAGGTGTTTCAGCCACTTCTAACCTCGGTAATGTATCTGTTGAAACAGGAGAGGTTGACGTTAATGTACCTGTTACTGGTGTTAGCTCTACTTCTGCAATTGGTTCTGTTACAGCTATATCTGACACATTTGCGATTACTGTTGCCAGCGCTGGTGGCGGTAACAAGTATTTTATTGACGGTGTTCAACAAGCTACTATAAGTATTACCGAAGGTAACACATACAGGTTTGACCAGTCTTCTGGTACAAACGGCAGTCATCCTCTTCGCTTTTCAACTACCAGCGATGGTACTTGGGGTGGAGGAAGTGAGTACACTACTGGGGTTGTTGTTTCTGGGGTGGCGGGTAATGCAGGGGCTTATGTACAAATCACTGTAGCTTTAGGCGCACCGACTCTTTATTATTATTGCGGCAATCACTCAGGTATGGGAGGTCAGGCTAATACGCCTAGTTGATTATGACTGTTCGTAAAATTACTAAGAAAAAAACAGTTAAAAAGAAAGTAACTCCGCTTAATACTGGTGGCAAAGCTAAGTCTCGCGTAAACGAAGCGGGTAATTACACTAAACCTACAATGCGTAAAAACTTGTTTAGTAAGATAAAATCAGGAACAAAAGGCGGAAAGTCTGGGCAATGGTCAGCTCGTAAAGCGCAGATGCTTGCAAAGCAATATAAAGATAAAGGTGGTGGCTACAAGTCATGACTCTCAAAAAGTCACAGAAGTCTTTAAAAGACTGGTCTAAACAAAAATGGAGAACTAAGTCTGGCAAGCCTAGCGCAAAGACGGGAGAAAGGTATCTTCCTGAAAAAGCAATTAAGTCGCTTAGCTCCAAGGAATACGCCGCAACAACCAGAAAGAAAAGAAAAGACACTAAGGCTGGAAAGCAGTTCTCGTCGCAACCAAAAAAGGTCGCAAAGAAAACAAAGAGATTCAGATAATGGCATTTACGTTTACAACATTAAAGACAGCGATACAGGATTATCTTGAGTCCACTGAGACTACTTTTGTTAATAATTTGCCTTTAATTATTACTCAGGCAGAACAAAGGATACTTAGGGGTGTACAGATACCTGATCTGCGTAAAAATCAAACAGGAACTTTAAGTCAAGGCAATGCCTATCTTACAATGCCAGATGGTTTCTTAGCGTCATATTCGCTGTCTATTGATAATGGTGGTTATGAATTTCTTATATTTAAAGATGTAAACTTTATGCGTGAGGCTTATCCTGTTGAAGCTACTCAAGGAGTGCCTAAGTATTACAGTATATTTGACGATACTCGTTTTATTGTCGGGCCAACCCCCAACGCCAATTTCCCAGTAGAGCTTCATTATATGTACGAGCCTGAATCGATTACTACCTCTGCAAGTGGTACAAGTTGGCTGGGTTCAAATGCTGAGAATGCTTTATTATATAGCTGCTTGGTTGAAGGTTATACCTTTCTCAAAGGAGACGGCCCTCAAATGGAGTTTTATCTTTCTAAGTACGAAGATGCAACATTGAGGTTGAAGTCTCTTGGTGAAGGTTATGATACGACAGACAGCTTCCGATCTGGTGCAGTCAGGAGCTTGAGAGTCTAATGTTTACGGTAAACATACAGTCTGATGTAGGTCAGGTAGGCGTGGAAACCACAAGTCATCGCGGGTTTACCCCAGAAGAAATTGCTGTCGATTGTGCTAATAAAATTATATCTATATCTACTACAGCCGATCCTGTTTTGCGTCAGCAGGCTGAAGCATTTAGAAATGGAATAGAGCAGGTTGTTTTGCATTATATGAAGCAGGCAGCAAGAAGCGAAAGAACTACTATATATAACGTACTATTAAATGCCGGAGAAAGTTCTTTGGCTGAACAGATAAGGAGGCTTTAATGGCTTTTTCAGGCAATTACATGTGTACCAGTTTCAAAAAAGAACTGATGACTGCTACTCATAATTTTACTAACGGTTCAGGAAATACATTCAAGTTGGCTTTATATACCAACAGTGCTTCCTTCAATGCTGGCACTACAGCTTATACTACCTCCAATGAAGTATCTGGAACTGGATATAGCGCAGGTGGTGGTACGTTAACTAATGTTACTCCTACTACTGGAGGCACTACGGCTTTTACTGATTTTGCTGACCTTACGTTTGGTACAGCAACCATTACGGCCAGAGGCGCTTTGATCTACAACGATACTGCGTCAGGCGACCCTAGCGTTGTTGTGCTGGACTTTGGTGGTGATAAAACTTCTACTGCTGGAGATTTTAAAATAGTAATGCCTACTGCTGACCAGAACAATGCGTTGATTAGGATAGCCTAATGTCTGGCGTGGGTTGGGGCCGCGCTGCTTGGGGTGACGGTAGCTGGGGTGAAGACACAACCCAAACTGTAGCAATTGGTGGCTGGGGTCGTGGAGCGTGGGGTGATGGCGCTTGGGGCCGCTCACTTGGTTTAGAGGCAACTGGTCAGGTTGGCAATGTTGGGGCTGGTAGTGTTTTTGCTAGTGCCACTATTTTTCCAACTGGGATTGCAGCAACAGGAATAGTAGGAACTGCTCAAGTCTTGGCTCCGGGCCAAGTTGCAGTTAGTAGTGTTGTAGGTACCGCTTCGGTTGGCAGCGTAACTGTCAATCATAATGCTCAAGCTTCAGCTACAGGTGTTTCTGCAACAGGCGCTGTTGGTACTGCTGGAGGTCAGCAAACGACAGGAGTCTACCCTACAGGGATACAGGCATCGTCTGTATTAGGCTCTGGATTTATTGTTGCTGCGCCAGCAAATGTTTCTCCAACAGGCTTGCAAGCGACAGGTGTAGTTAACGGTGTTACTGTTGACTTGTTAATAGAAGTTCCTGTTACTGGCTTGTCAGCAACATCGCAGCTAGGTACAGCTTTTGTTGTACAAGGATCAACGGATATACATCCGACAGGATTGAGTGCAATAGGCGAGGTGGGCAGGGTTCTTGTATGGCAAGACGTTAATCCATCACAAAACCCTAATTGGATTAATCTATCCCCTTCACAAACGCCTACTTGGGTGAACATACCATGATTGAGGTAAAAAAATGGCAACTTATGTAAATGATCTACGATTAAAAGAAATAGCTACTGGTGACGAGAGCGGTACTTGGGGTACGTCTACTAATACGAATCTTAGTCTTGTTGCTGATGCTTTTAGTTATGGCACTAAGCAAATGTCTTCAGATGCCAACCAAACATTCACAATGCCTGATGCATCTGCTGATGGGACTCGCTCTCTTTACTTGAAGATTACTTCTGCGGGTTCTCTTAGTACCACGCGCACTATTACACTTGGGCCTAATACAGTTTCTAAAGTTTGGATAATCGAAAATGCTACCTCTGGTAGTCAGAGCATTATTATCAAGCAAGGTTCTGGAGCGACAGTAACAATTCCTACCGGTGCTAAAAAATATATTTATTCTGATGGTGCTGGTGCTGGAGCTGCTATATTTGACGCAAATCCCACAGAGGTTGGCGTGGGTACTGTAACTTCTGTTGGCGGTACAGGATCGGTCAACGGAATTACTTTATCTGGCACGGTTACAAGTTCGGGTAACTTAACGCTTGGTGGCACGTTAGCTAATGTTAACCTTACGTCACAAGTTACAGGTACACTACCTGTTGGTAATGGCGGTACAGGTGCTGCTTCCATAGCTGCCAACAATGTAATCTTAGGCAATGGCACATCAGCCGTACAAGTTGTTGCACCGGGAACATCAGGTAACGTCCTAAAGTCTAACGGAAGCACATGGACATCAGCAGCAGAAGCCGCAGGTTATCCAGCCCCAACCTTAGTAGGCACAAACACTACTGCAACGTCAGCTTCGTTCTTGGTTGCGACGGCAGGTTCGATAACTATTACTTTGCCTTCTAGCCCATCAGCAGGTGATTATGTAGTGGTTAAAGATGGTACAGGTGCAGCAGCGACAACT